TGCAAGCGCAAAACTATTACAAACAACTGCAAGACGATATTGCTGCTCGTGGCGAGTATGGCAAAGACCGTGAAACCAAACTCAAAGGCAAAGAAGAGCGCATTGCAAAAGAAGAAGGTCAGTCTGGCGGGTTGGCACTACTTGAAGCTGGCTTAGCTATGATGGCTGGCACGTCCCCCAACGCTTTTGCCAACATCGGTCAAGGCGCTATGGCCGGCACTGCCGCTTACCGCAAGAGCATGGAAAAGATTACGGACGCCCGTGACAAGTTGGACGATGCATACGGACGCTTGGAAGATGTGCGCTTTAACCAGAAGAGCATGGACACCAAAGAATTGCGTGAAGCCAAGCGTGATGTTGATAAGGCGGCAAACGCAGGATTGCGCTCTTTAACTGACTTTGCTATGAAAGAGTTTGACATCGGGCGTGATGAAGCCAAGACAATGTTTGGCGGTGCCGTTAACCTTGAACAGTCTCGTATCGCAGCGGCTCCCGGCCTTGCACGAAATGCAATGATCGCTAAGCGTTTTGCTGGTGACGACAAGAAAATGGCAGAGTTCACCAAGGTGCAGAAACAAGTCATGGCAGACTTGGCCAAAGACGTGGACTACTCAACAGCAACATCACAAGCGGCTAAAGACAAAATCTACAAAGACAGACTTCGTTCCGCGCTGATGACCAACCCATTCTTAAGTGCGTATGCACTGAATTTGGGCTTTGAAAATGAAGCCACAGGCCCTGTGCGAAACGCCGGTGACGAATAAGTTGACAGCGCATGAATTTGCGCGACAATAGCTAAACGGCACTCTGGTTTGACCCGCCAGAGCGCTACAAATGTGCGGTCTACAATTTAATTTTTATGGCTAAATACCTACCCCTTCCAGACGGCACTTCCTTTAAAGTTCCCAACAGCATGGGGTATGACGAAGCCATGGCTTTGGCTAAAGAAAGATACCCAGAAGCCTTTGCCGAAGAAGCCCCTGCACGCAAAAAAGGCATCCTTGCACAAGCCAGCAAGGGTCTTGAGTCTTTAATATCGTCTGGCCGCACTGCTGGCGCATCGCTGTTGGGTGACAAAGAAGAGGCGGCTAAAGCCGGTTTAGCTCGTAGCCGAGACATCGGTTCTCGCTACGAAGAAGGCGCAGACTTAGAGAAAGTCAAAAAAGCATACGAAGAACGTGGCCTTCTGTCTGCCGCAGGCGAAGCAGTCAGTCAAGTACCCGGAGCCATTGCAGAGCAAGGCGCAAACATTGCAGCCCTTGCCGCCAGCGGTCGTTTGGGTTCTACGCTGGGCAGTGCGTTTGGCGCAAAGGGTAGATTGGTTGGCGGTGCGTTGGGTGCACTCACCTCCGGTACTGCACAAGCCTTGGGTCAGAACGTTGAGCGCCAAGCGGCTGAACAAGAACGTGCCGGAGAGCCTATCAATATCGATATGCGCAAGGCTGTGGGCACAGCCATTCCCTCGGCCGCACTGGACGTAGCTGGTACGTTTATCCCCCTTGGCGGCAGGATTATTAGCAAGCTGACAGGTATCCCTGCCGAGGCACTGCTCGGACGTAGCGCGGCACAGGTTGCCAAGTTAGCTGAAGAACGCCTAGCCGTTACGTTGTCTAAAGGTCTGGCCACTGGTGCCTTGGCTGAAATCCCAACCGAGATTGCCCAGCAGATGCTGGAGCGTTACCAAGCTGGCCTGTCTTTGACAGACCCCAGTGCCATGAAAGAATACGGCGAAACAGCGTATCAAGTGGGTCTGTTGGCTCCGCTGGGTGGTGTTGGTCGTTTGTCTGAGCGCTCTGGTGCAAGAACAGAAGTCGCAGAGAAAGAGAAAGAAGCCGATCAGCAAAAGCGTGCGTTGCGTTTGCAACAAGAGCAACTGACTGCTGCCCAGCAGAAAGCCGAAGAAGAAGCTAAAGCACAAGAGCTAGAGGCAGAAAAACAGACACCAAAGTACGCAATTGATATTGGCAAACAGTATGACGATTTGCTAGCGCAGTTCAATACACAAAGGGCAGCGATCAAAAAGCCCGGTGCCAACCCCTCGCTTATTGAAAAAGCCGAGTACAAAGAAGCACAAGACGCTCTTAAAGATTTACAAGACCAGTTAAAAGAGCTTGTCCCTGAGTACCGCCGCACCAAGCCCCTGCGTGAGCAGGAAACTGAAAAGGCTCGCGTTGCTGGGATGTCTCCATACGACTACATGTTGGAGCAGACCGGCACTGTTTCTTCTGCTCCTACACCAAAAGGTACGCCTGATCTTGAAGGCTACTACGAGCAACAGATTGCTGTGCCCGGCCAAGCGCAAAGGCAAGCACTGGAGGGGTATGTTGCAAAACAAATGGATTTGGCAAACACGCAAGCGTTTGCAAACGAAAAAGAAATTGAAGACGCTAATAAAGACTATGTAAAGTATTTGGTTGCTAATCCGGTATTAGCTAAACAAGCACTGCAAAACCGCACGCCTATACCGGGTCTAGCAAAGAAACGCCAAAGCAATATTTACGATGCTTTACAACTAGAAATTAACAAGATTGAAGCCGCAGAAAGAGCCACTGGCGCGGCAGTTACAGAGAGAACACAGAAGACTCAGCGAGTGCTTGAAGAAGAAGAAGCAGCGGCTCTGGAAGACCAGCGCCAGATGCGCCAAGCGTATGAGATGCAACAGGAAGGCCGCCTCGCTACAGACATTGAGCAGATTAAGCCCCTGCCAGAAACAGTAGCCCAAGGCGAATTGTTTGGTGGTGAACAGCAACGGGTAAACATGCCTGTGGCTGGAACCCGTGTAGATATTGACGCACAGATTGCTGGACTACAAAAAGAACTAGACGTTGCCCGTTCGTATGGCGCTCCTACTGCTATTGAACGTAGGTCTAACCGTGAGCGTGTGTCTACGCTGTTAGAGCAGATCCGTGACTTGGAAGACCGTAAAGCCAAAATAAAAAGCACTGGAACTGCAACAACCGTTGCTGGAACAGAGCCACTAAATCGTGCGGAACAAAAAGCTATTGAAGCGTTGGCAAACAATGACAAAGGTGAGTTAAATTTCTTGAGCGGAAGCAAGATGCTCAGAGATTCCATCTACAGACTTGTAACATGGGCATCGGTTTCTAAAAACCCTTTGGATCCAAAATATCTTGTAAACACTGCAAAAAATAATTTTGACGCTGCAAAAGAAATTCTTCAGTACGCGCCCGATTGGATGCTGGAAAATGTAACTATTCCAGACGAATTAAAAATTGGTGGGCAGGGTATTCGCCCACAACTTGGTAGATTGCCAAGGCAAGAACGTGCTCTGCGTGATGCAGCGGCGGAACGAGAAGCCGCTTATGGCAAGTTTAAAAGCGGGGATAAAGAAGCCAAGCAAGACGTTATAGACGGCTTGCTTAAAGAAATTTCTTTGGTTCGTGGCCAGCTTAAACCCGAGACCATTACCGAGATTGAAAAAGAACTGGGTGCGTTGCTAGACTCTTCAGCACGCTACGGCAACGACATTACCCCCGAGCTTGACGCAATCAGCACACGCTGGCGTGCGGGTACGAAGTACAGCGCGTTTGGCCCCGCAGAAACAATACCAACTACAACCACCCAAGACATGTTGCTCGACCAGATGGATCGAGCCTACGCACAGCGCCAGCGTTACGACACGCAAACCATGTCGATACTGGATCAGATTGCCGATAACTACGGCGCTGTGACATCCAACGAAGACCGCCGCAACCTGATTGGGGAGTGGCTCAACCGAGCAACCACAGGCAACCTAAGCCCTGAGATGACCCGCGATGTGCAGGCCGCACTGCGTACATTGGAAGAAGGCAAACGTTCTGAAACAGAGACGCCTACACGCGAGACAGCGTTTGGCACAGCAACTAAGCCTACACAAACAGCCGTTCAGCAAGAGTTGGGCGCTGAGTTCATGCCGCAGCAAGTGGCTCCGCAAGCCGCTACACGCATCGTCAACGGCAAAGTCCAGTACGTGGCTCCCGAAGACCGTGGCCCCATCCAAGGCAGTGCAGCCGAGCGGTTCGCCCCCACACAGAAAGGTACGATCTTTGAGTCGTTTGCTGAACTGAATCGCTATCTGGCCAGCGACTACTTGAAGACTGCTCGGCAAGAGATGGGTCTTACTCGTGAGACTGTGGCCCGTATGGAGTTGCAAGTCAAAGAACATGAGGCAAAGATCGGCAATATTCGTAAGCAAGTTGAAGCGTTAAAAGCACGCAAAGCCGCGTTGGAAAAGTCACAAATTTCTGAAGACCGCGCCGCCAAAAACATTGTTGCGGATGTTGAAGTGCGTATGGAAGGTATTTTAAAACGTCTGTCTGATGAGCTTGAGCCTTTGCGTTTAGAGTACATGCGGGTCAGATCGCAAGTAGATCAGTTGGCTGATAGATCAGAAGAGACTAGCCGCCTAATTGCCAACAACATTGCCAACTTTAAAGAGATGGACGACCGTGCGGTTGACGCCGCACAAGAGACGCTTAAAGCCAAAGAAGAGTTGCGCCAAGCACGAAACAAACTTGGCAGTCTTGCCGAAAAACTACCCGGCATTGAAGCAGCGCAACAGAAAGTTATTACTGCGCTTGAGCGTCAACGCAATCCGTTGCTGTACGAGTCTAGGCAACAACTGCAAGATTTACAGAAGCAGTTATCCAAAGCACGGGTTACGCAACCACGCACCGTGGCTCGTTTGCAAAAAGAAATTGCCGAGTTAGAACTTTTGATGGAGACACAAAGGGTTAACCCCTACATTCCATCATCGGCTTTTATCACGTTTTTGAACAACGATTTACGTTTGCAGTTAGATGCACGAGAAGAAACGCGTAAGTTAAACAAAGCTGGCAAAACGCTTTTGGACTTAGGCTTGCAACTGGAACTGGCGGCTGTTGACTTGGATGTTAACTTGTCTACGCATCCAGAAATTGTAGCTATTAAACAAGAAATTGGTGCCGCCAAAGAGCTGGGTGCCGATGCCGTACGTGCGCTAGACAACGACCTAGCTTTACTTGACAGCGAGATTGAAAAGGCTGAGAACGCTAGTTACGTTGAATCACAACTTGCCAAAAGCGTTGAGCAGGCTATTAAAGATGCCGCAGAGTCTCGTGGTTTTGGTGCGCAGATGGCTAACGTACCTATCGAGCCTTTGAGTTCTGCTGAACGTGAAACAATAGAGACTAGAAATAAAGCGCAGTTAGAAGATTTCCAAGCAAGCACCGCTAGGTTGCAGGCTTTGTCCGGTCAGCGTATTGACTTTAGCAAGCGTCGTGAGATGTTGGAGTTGATTAAAACTGCCACAAAAGACTTTGCAGAGTTAGACGCACGCATCCAAGGAATGGAAGAGGGTGTGTTGGAAATGCAGGTTCGCGTAGAACTCGTGCAAATTAAACTAGACGAGGCAACCGAAAAGGCGGCGTCTTACCGCGGCCCACGCAAGAACCTCAAAGAAGCTAAGGCGTTGTTTGCCCAGATCGAGGACTTTAAGAAACAAATTGAAGCTGGCAACAAACGTGTCGAGACACTGCAAAATTCTATTGTTGACTACGAGAAGTCAAAAATTACCAAACAAAAAGCGTTGTCAGAAGCAGAGCGCGCTACGTCCAGCGACCCAGAAGTCTACGCAGAAGTTACAAAGCTGATTGACGATCGTATTGCCAAGCTTGAGAAAACCATTTCCAAAAAGCAAGAAGCCGTCAACAAGAGCGAAGAAGCTATTGTCAAGTTGCGCAAGGACATCAAGGCTAAGAAGCTGTCTTGGTCAGAGGGCAAAGCAACACTTGAAACCTTAAAGAACATGCAAAAACGGCTGGCAGAAATGCAGTCGTCTCAAAGAGAGCGCCGCAAGCGTTTTAATGAGTTCCTCAAAGAACGCGAAGTATTGCAAGCACGCAAATCAAATCGCTTAGGGATTACCCGTACAAATGTTTTGACTGGGCAAAATGTTGGTACGCTGGTTCGTGAGAAAGACGAAGAAACCGGCGAGTACCGATTAGTCCCACGCGCAAAGAAAGCGTCTGGCACGCTTGACGAAGAGTTTACCGCTGAAGAAGAACGTGCCAAGCTGTATGACAGTCGTACTAAACGCCTTGCAGATTTGCAAAAGCAAATGGACGCACTGCAAGCAAGCGCAGAGCCTAAAACTACAAAGGCTAAACAAAACCGTACCGATAAGATCATCGACTTACAACGTCTTATCAACGAACAGCTAGAAGCCGTCAATGAGGTTCGTCCGCCTAGTATGGCTAAGGTCTCCCAAGCTACACGCATACAGTCACAAGCTCCGGGCAAACTGCGCGGTGGCACAGAGCAGTCAAAAGCAAACGTTGGTATTAGTAAACAGCCGATTGTTGAAAGCCGCACACCTGCACCAATTACGTCCGAGAAAGCAGTGGCCGATGCCAACGCGTTTGCTGAGCGTATTGCTGCAGCCAAGGACAAAGCAACGCTAGACGCTGAGTTTAAAGCCAAAGAGTACGAGCAACAGAACCAGATTCTTGATGCGATGGAAGATAACCGAGTACGTCTAACCAAGTTTATAAACAGAAGCCAAGACGAGCTTGCAGAAATTGGCGAAGTGCTATCGGGCAACCCAACGCTGGCAGACCGCAGAGATAAGCTGAAGGAAGATATAGAGTCTGCACAATTTATGTTGGATCGCGTTGGCGATGACATCAACCGCCTATTGAAAGCACAAATTGTCCCGTACTCATCTGAAGATTTTACCCAGTTGTCTGGCACAGAATTTTCAAACGTTACAGACGAAGACATTGATACTACGTACGACCCTCGCTATGAATTTTCTCGCGGCGCGGCTAAAAACGGGCTGAGTGTTGATGGGTTGCAAAAAGAAATTGACACTGCGTTGGGCGGGGCGGGGCTTACCAAAGGCCGCATTGAGATATTTAACAGTGTTGAAGAGTTTTTAGACAGCAACAGCTTTTCGGATCTGCAGTACGAGTACAACATAAAACGAGCCAAAGCACCAGAAGCCAGCGACATTCCAACAGACGCTAAAGCTTTTGTTGATCCAAGAACTGGCAAAGCGTTTATGTTTGCCAACAATATAGACAAGGGCGACGGCTTAGGAATATTGCTGCACGAAGTCGGTGTTCACCTCGGCTTTAAAAACTTGTTCAATGCTGGGCAGTACAAGAACCTAGTAAAAGCTGTTCAAAACTGGTCAAAGCTAAACGACAACTCTGTAGAAGCTAGGATTGCTAAAGCGGCGCTTGCTCGTGTTAAATCTGCACAAACATCCAAAGAACAGTTTGACGACGAGCTATTAGCATACGCTGTTGAGGAAGCAATCAAAGCAGGCGTTAAACCTGCAGCCCTCGGTTCCAAAGGTTCGCCTATTGCAAACTGGTTGCGCATGGTTGTGGATACTTTGAAACGAGCACTGTCTGCGTTTGGTATCAATCCTAAAAACCTCAAAGCTGGGGAGTTGGTAAACCTTGCGTATGGTGCTGCACAACTTGAAATTCGGGGCACATGGCACGGCTCAGATGCAAAGTTTAAAGCGTTTGATACTGGTTACGCTGGCTCAGGAGAAGGTGCTTTTGATTTAAGGTTCTTGGCAGAAGAGTCTTTGGGCGAAGGGCCATACACTACACCGCAAAAAGAATACGCCGAGTATTACAGGCAAGCAGTGCCTTTTGGCAAAGCCGCAAACGAAACTGGGTATGGAAACAAAACGTACCAAGACTACCGCAGCCTTGACAATAAGTTTACAAATACACTACACGATGAGTTGACAACAGCAATGCTGCAGTCAAAACTAGAATCTGGGTTGTTGTCAGCTTACGTAAACAGTGCCTTAAATAACGGGGAGTCGCTTGACCCAACAAAGAATAAAGGCGCTGCAAAACACATTGACAATAAAATACTGTTTGTTGAAAGGGAAATTGAAACCGCACAAACAGCGCTTGATAGGGCTGTAATCTCTGAGGCAAAAAAACCTAGCAGTGCAACTCGAATTCCCAACTTGGAAAAACATCTTGCCAAACGAGAAAAAGAATTAGAGATATTAAAGTCGCTTGATCTGTCCAAGATTAAACCACTTACAAAACGCCCTGCCATAGGCAACATATACCGCACCTTGGATGACGTGCCTCGCGAGCGGGTCTATTCCGTTAATTCAACGTTTACATTTGGCGAGCGCCCTAAACTAGACGCGTTGATGAAAAAGTACGGCGACAAAAGACTGCAGGACAGAGCCAAGAAAGATGGTGAATACGAAGCTAATGGTTTGTTCTACGACATGCGTAGACAGCTTGGGGTAAAAAAACTTACAGAAATACTTAAAGCTGCCGGTATTGATGCGATTGAGCAGAACAACGAGCGCGGTAGATACATTGAACGGGCTTTTATTGACAACACGCCTGAAATTATTGGCGTCAATATGGAACCTGTCGGCCAGTCCGAAGGCTTGCTGTTCTCTCGCAAGGCACAGTACGGACAAGACAACGCGCTGACTGACCTGTCTAAACAGATCATTGCACAGCCCAAGTCTTTTAGTGAGCGCCTTGGTAGGAACATTGCGCTTGAGACCGAGATGAACTTGGTGGATATGCGCGCTGGTTTGCGTGAAGCGCTTAAGGCTGGCGCCAAGGAAATGGGTGACACCAAGAACTTTGTACAGGCTATGTACAGCGTGACCAAGTCTGACCAGAAGATGGCTGTGGTTAGCGCCACGCTGATGGAAGGGCCGATGGCGTTGTACACAGACGACAAGGGCTTCCACGGCATCAGGTCTACAGGAGCTAATAGCGCCAAGGATGTCTTTGATGCCATAGGGCGCATCCCGGGCGGCAACGCTAGAGGCCGTGTTGATCTTGCCACTACGTACATGATTGCCCAACGTGCGGCCAACAAGGGTTTGTCTAAACTTGACTTAGGTGCACTAGGCGTAACAGAGGCAGAACTTAAAGCTGCAATGGCTGACGTTAACGCCAACCCCAAACTGAGAGACGCTTTGGAAGTTGTGCGCAGTACGTATAACGCATACAACGCAGGCTTGATTAAGTTCTTGGCTTCAACTGGCGCAATACCCAAAGAGACGGCAGCCAAGCTGCTCAAAGACGGTGACTATGTTCCGTTTTACCGCGTTCGTGAGAATGGGATGGCTGATCTTGTCTTTAGTGACGAAGTGACTATCAACATCGGCGATGTTAGATACCAGCCCTACTTGGCGGAACTCAAAGGTGGCGAGACTCGCATCCTTCCCCTGACTGAGTCGCTCCCACGCAACACACTGCTCATTACAGACAAAGCGCTGACAAACCTTGCAGCCCGCAATGTGGGCTACGCGTTCCAATCAATTGGTGCGGGCAAAGGCCCCGTGGACAAGGAAGGCAAGATAACCAACGCCATGCCAATCCACAAAGGGAAAGGCCCGACGGGTGCAGACATTGTCCGCTTTAACCAAGAGCCAGACCCTGCCGATCCTAAAGACACGGGCGACCGCTGGGTACGCGTTAAAACCGACGACACCATCATGGGTGGTATCCCTGCTGAGTTGATTGTAAAGAGCTTGGAAGGCGCTCACTTGACGCTCCCTGCGTTTTTGAAGATTGGCGGGCTTGCGGGCGATCTCCTGCGTTCTGGTGTGACCCGCATGCCAATCTATATTGCGCGTCAGTTAATTCGTGACCCAATGGCCGCATCGTTTACAGGCGGTCTGAACTACAACCCTCTAACAGCGGTTGTTAAAGCTGCCACTGAGTTTGTACGTATGACTCGCGGTACAAGCAAGGCAGGCGAAGAGCTCATCAAGCGTGGCCTAGTCCAAAGCGGCATCTTTACAGGAGACCCAGACGACATTGCTAAGATGGCATTGCAGTTGGCGGGTAACCAACAAGGCGCTGTTAACCAGTTGTTTGCTACGATGGACAGAGCCGCGATGCGTGCCGATGCTGCTACCCGTGCGTTGGTGTTCCAAAACGCAATCAAGAACGGATTGTCTGAAGTCGAGGCCGACTTGATGACTATGGAGTCGATGAACTTCTACAAGCGTGGTCTGTCACCTACTGTGCAGTACGCCAGCCGTTTGATCCCGTTCTTTAATGCGCAGATCCAAGGCTTGAACGTGCTGTACAAAGCCGCTACAGGTCAAATGCCGTTTGAAGAACAGCAAAAGATCAAGCAGAAGTTTTTCAACAACGCCATGTTGTTGGTGGGCGTTGGCGTGGTTTACGCCATGGCTATGGAAGACGACGAAGCCTTCAAACGTGCCAAGCCAAAGGACAAGTACAGCAATTTCTTTATCCCTGTGCCGGGCGTTGAAGAGCCGTTTAAGCTGCCTATCCCCTATGAGGCTGGCTGGTTCTTCTCGTTGGCTGTTGCCGCAGTAGACGCTATGAAAGCGGAGACGGATGGCAAGCAACAGTTTGACGCACTGCGCGATATGTTCTTGATGTCGATCCCCGGCTACTCGTCCAAGTTTATGCCGCAGATTATTAAGCCTGCGTTTGAGGTTTACAGCAACAAGAACTTTTACACAGGTAGCGACATCGAGTCTCAACGCATGCAGGACAAGACTACTGCCGAGCGCTTCAATGTAAGCACGACCGAAGTCGCCAAATCTATGAGCAAAATGTTGCCAATGCTGTCGCCTATACAGATTGAGCACATCTCTAACGGCTACTTTGGTCAGCTACCGCTGATTATTGCGGCTGCAGCCAATGGCTTGTTCCGCAAGGAAACGCAAGGCGAAGCCCCAGAGAAACGCATCACAGACATGCCGTTTATTGGCAGCTCGTTCCAGAAGAAGTATGGCGGTGCTGATGCTGATGTGGTGTACCGCATAGCCAAGGAGTCTAAGCAAGCTAAAGACACTTACGACAGCATGCTCAAGCAAGGCCGTGCAGCAGACGCTAAAGAGTTCTTGGCTGACAACCGCACAGAGATTGTGTCGGCAGGCATAGCTAACCAGTACCGCACACAGATGGGCCGACTGCGTGCAGACGAAGAGCGTGTTACAGGTATGGCGGGTCTGTCAGGGGAAGAAAAACGCAAGCGTATCGACCGAATCAACGATGCTCGGCAGGCTATCTCTGAGAAGTTTGAGGCGGCTATTAAACGAATTGAGGCTTCCGGTAAAACATAACCCCGAGCTTGCCGTCGAGGATGCCCACGCTAGCGTGGGCATCTAGTATCCGCAAGGAGAAGGCTTTCTTTAAGCCCCACTCTTTCATGGCTTCGGTGTCGAGGCAGGGTATAAAAAACCCCTGCCCCTTCTCAACTTTCTCCCACGGAAGGCGCAGTGAGTAGTACTTCATCGGCATCAATAATCTCGCGTCTGATTTTCATAACTGTGACCCGCATCTGCGGCCCCTTGGTCTTGGCCATCATATCTTTCTTAAGATACTCTACGTTGTACAGTTGTTCAAGCTGGCGCTTAAATGACGAATACCCGAAGCTCATGGTGGCGCAGTACGCCTTGAGCAGTTGCTCCTCGATGAAGTAGTCGATGTGGTTGGGGATCGGCTCATGCTCCACCCGACCAAACACCTTGTTGCGCGTGATCGTCAGGTCGATATCCTTGCCGCTACCCAGTTCAGCCATGAGGCCGCCCTTGCTAGGCTTAATCACCACAAAACTGCCGTAGTTGTCACGGGTGTAGGAGTTCAGTACATCCACAGCGGTGCGCACACTGCTCTTCATGCTAGCTCGCATGTAGTCCACAGCTTTCTTGTAGGAGTTCAGAATAGGGCGGTAGGGTATGTCCACCACGCCAAGCTCTTTAAACGCTTTGAGGGCGCATACAGAGCATCCAACCCCTGCCATCCAGAAGCGTTCATCGTTGGTTGCCTTGAACTCAGTGTACATACCGGCAACGGCTTCGCCCACCATCTTAGGGAACTGATCCACATTGTCAGCAAGGTACTGAGACAGTGCGTAACCGGCCACAGCGTAGTTAGATTGCAAGGACTTGATGATCTCAATCTCGTGTGGCTCCCAAGACAACTCGTCTTCAAGCACAAACTCAAGCAAGCGGCGCAGTTCACCCTCAGATGAGTGGGCACGCCCACCAGTCAAATAGTCCACGATGTGGGTGTTAGATGACATCAGGGCGTTGGTCATCCATGTGGACAAGTTTAAGCGCTCTTTGTTGGAGCCAGACTCCATACGCTCCTTGCCCCGACCCTCGGTCATATCCAACAGGAACTCAGGCAACCACTCGAAGTCGTCTCGGTTCTTGGACGTGATCTCGTCAGTAATCAGCGGGTGGCTGTTGAGTAGTCCAAGGCGTTGTTGCATAGCCACAGGAGATGTGCTCTTGCCTGTGCGGTAGTGGGTGGGGTGTCCCCAGACCGATGCCGCAGCCTCCAGAGCAAGCGTCTTACCCGTACCAGACTCGGTACTAGCGCAGTGGTACGTCATGCCGTAGATGCCTGTGAAGCGCATGAAAGGTGCGCCAGCACCGGCTAGCAAAACGGCTAGGTGATCCCACATCTTCTTGGCAATCATCATCTCTATGAAGATGCGCCACTGCTCCATAGTGCCACGAGGCTCGGTGTTCTTGGTAATGTTCTCCAAGCCCGGCATTGGGACTTTGACAGGGGGTTTACCCTTAGTAAAAATACGACCCGCAAATACATACGAGTTGTCAGGTTGCCAACCATAGCTGTCTGGAACTTTGATTGGTGTTTTGTTAGTGCTAGATTCTTCCACGCATGCCCTCACATATTCAAATAAGTTTTTGTCATTGTTGGCACCAAAAGCCGCCACTATGTTTTGGCTTGCCAGTGCTTTCACCGTTTCGTCTTTGCTGACCACCGCCTTCTGCGGCATGGTTACATTCAGCGCCCCTTCGGGTCTAAGCGCAATCATGTGTACAGTGTGGTCGTTGTTGCTGTTGAGGATGTCCACAACAAACAACTCGTAAGGCAACAGCATCACTTGCTTCTTGGACTTAACGCCCTCATCGTCTTCTACTGTGCGCTCCATGAACACACCGCCGTTTGTGCCGTAGGCGTAACCCCGTGGCGGTGTTGGGCGCATGACCTTGATGACTTCTTTCGCAGTGACTGTGCTGTCGCTTGGTAGCCTTACCTCGATCTCTTTCTCTTCCACCTCAACAGACAACTCGCGTCCCAAGATCAGGGGGTTGGTTATCTTGCCCCAATGCGCGCATGATTGGCACACTCCGGGGTTCTCTGAGTCCATCTTGACGCAGGGGTATGGGCCCTTGATGCTTTGCAGCTTCTGGTTCATGCGCTCAGGCTCGTAGGGGTGCATCTGGCTTAGCCAGACAGCCGCCTTGTTGCCGTCTTCACAAACCTTCGTCCATGACAGCAAGCCCCTCCAGATCGGCTCCATGCCGTCCTCGGTTGCATGCTCCACGTAGTGCGCTAACTGACCACAGCCACGGCCATTTTGCGTAGCAAGCCATATCGGTTTGAACTTGGTGATGCTGTTCTCATACAGCTTCACTGTCGTAGCCGATGGCGTTGCCTTGGTTGGCCGCTGTCCGGGCAAGTCAAGTGCTGGTGTAGCCACAGGCTCATATACTGCGCCTGTCAGTTTCTCTCGGATGAGAGTCGCCAGACCCTCGAAGCTGAACACATCGCCTTCAGTCAGTATGCGCACAGGGCGCGGCGTTGCGTACTTCTTCTTAAAGTTGGTTGTGTCAGGCACACGCAAGACTCGGGCGGCATCTGCCGTCACGGTCATGTCGATCGCCATGTTCTCCTGCTTGCACAGGCGTTTGAAGTTCTCAGCCACCGGCTTCCATGAGTCGATAGGAACGGCAGTAAGTAGTGGCCAGTAGCAGTGCAACCCACCACCAGAGCCGACTACATAGGGCGTGCCCAAAGCATCAAGGCCAGTCTTTTCCAAGAACGCATTGAGCGCAAGGGCGGCATCTTTCTTCGATGCATAGCCATCCATGTCGATAAACAGGGACTTCACATACCTTGCGTTTACAGCTTGTCGGTTGTCTTCCTTGCCAAAAGTAGCCAAGGCAAAGTAAACATCTAGCTTGCTGTCGTGCCAACCTTTAATTGGCGCTGTGGTCTGATCGAGCGCGTCAACAAACACATGCTCTTTCGTCCTAGTAAGTTCTGCTACACAGTACCGACCAAATTCTGGCGGCGGCAGAACAACCGCTAAAAACTCAAGCGGAGTCATTAGAGTCCTTGATCGGGTTACAGGAACAGGTCTAGCTGCTTTGAATCTTTAAGTTGGGATTCATCAGGGGGCGCCATCACAGTCAAACGGCGTAGCACTTCCAGTTGCCACTCCTTGGGCAAGCCTGTGTCCAACTCCATGAGTTCTGCGCTAAAGCGGATCAGCTCTTGCGTGGTGAGGGATCGAGGTTGTATTCCGTACATATTTTTCTCCATGCCTCGTCTGCTGAATGCGAGGTCTTCATTATGTGAGTTAAGAATTCGACGCGACTGCGGTAGGCCACAAACACTTCCGTGCCTGTAAACCAGTTGTAGACAGTCTGTCGAGAGACGCCGAGAGCATAGGCAATCTTCGTGACCGGAAAGTCATGGTGGATCGCCCAACGCCCAAGCTGGTTGCCCAGAGACTTGGGAGTCTTTGCTACTTCGTCAATGATTTTTTGAGAGTAAGCCATAGTGGTTTTGTTAAGGCGCTAGGACACGCAGAACGGGAAACGCAGTCGTGTGCTTGTGTGTGTGTATCTAACGAGGTAACTTTTAAAAACCCCGGCACACGCAATGCGACCGCCGACTGCGGCCTAGCGAAACCTTTAATTACTCATCGTCCCAGTCAGCAACGATGTCGGCCAGCTTGTTCTTCTTAGCTGGGGCGGCTTCCACCTTGGCAGGGGCTTTGCGAACTTCTGGCTCCTCTTCAGCCTCCACCTCAACAGCCTTGGCTTTCTTGGGTTTGGTGGCTTTGACTTCAGCCATAGCTTCGGCCTCGTCTTCGTCCAGCATATCACCCATAGGCTTAGCCGCAGGGCGCTTGCCTTCAATAGCCAATGGTGCAGGGGCAGTAACGCCATCCACAGCGGCAGGGGTAGAAGATACAGCCTTCTCAGCATCCTTAGACTGAGATTGCGACTGCACAATCTCGTACTCGTCATCAGTCAACCAACGCACAGGGGCGAAGATCAACTTGGGTGACTCAGCCTTGGTGTCAAACTTCATGCGGGTCACGATGGAGTCCAAGTTAACAGGAGGAGTCTGAGCCGCCATAGCACGGGCGTAGGCTTGCAGTGGGCGCTTGTCGCCTTCTTCCTTGCCGAAGATGGACGTAGCTGGCAGGGTGACCTGCAACACATCGCCTTCAGGGTTGTTAGCCAGCACCACAGCCAAGCGCTGTTGGTAACGGCAAGCACGGCTGTTGCCATTGCCTGACCCCGCGATGTTTTGTGGGCAAGCGGCACAGGTAGAAGCCTGTGGGTTCCGCACGCCTGCATCAGGCTTGTCGCCATCGCCAGAGGTGCAGTCAGGGGGAGCCGCCGCCGCATCCTTGTCGTACGATCCTGCGTAGAAGATACGGCTGATCTTGGGGGCAGCTTTAACCACGATCACATCTAAGAAGCGCTCGTCAATAGCGGCCACTTCTTTGCCGCCAGAAAGCAAGCGGAACACGCCACCCTTGATAGAGACGCGTTTCATGCCGCCGCCAGTGGGTACGCCACCGGCTAAGGCCAAAGTAGTTGCAGATAGAGCCGCGTTCTTAGCGAATGACGGCACGTTTGAGGGGTTGAACATTGCAATGTTGCTCATTTGATTTCCATTTAAGTTGGTTTACGTACAGAGATATCGTACTCAGAGGCTGAGTTGAGTCCGGGCGGTACGACCCCGGGGTTTTCGTCCAAGAACTGCTTCATGTTGGTCTGTGCGATGCGCTTCTCCAAAAGCTCAATGGCTTCGTGAGCCAAGACAAACTTTTTAAATTCGTCCCAGTCTTGGGTGGAGTAGCGCGTTTTCACAGACAGCACCACTGTGCCTTCTGGAGTTCGTACAGATGTGACGCCAAGCGTCTTCATCTGGTCTTTCATTGCGTTCTTGATCTCGTCCTGTTGCGCCTTGAGTAGCTCGACTTCGGTGTCGTACTCTTGGGTTAGGTCGGCAATCTTGCTACGCAGTTTGCGGTAGATTTTTGCTAGTTTGTCTAGCGGTACTGAGTCTTCTGACACTTGCTTCTCCTGTTTAATTATTGTCTAAGGTTGGACAGTTTACACATATTTCAATTGGTTGCAACCCCCTTTCATGATTTAATTTCAGTCTCGAACATGTCGGTAAGAAGTAAGTTATCGCTAACTTTCCCTGCCAACGCATCAAACATCTTCCTCTCGATAGCGCTACCCTGAATGTGGATCACAGTAACTTTATCTGAGTCCTGCCCCTTGCGGTCAGCACGGGCACAGCACTGGATGTACTGCTCTACGCTCATGAGTGGGCCATAGAACACCACAGTATCAGCGGCAGTCAGCGTGATGCCGTGGGCCGATGCCGCAGGCTGCATGACCAACACTCTAGGGTCGGCTTCAGTCTGGAAGCGATTGATTGTTTGCCCACGTTTGCTAGGCGTTACATCCCCGTGGATGCACTCGTTGACAATGCCCTTCTTGGTGAGGTACGTGCTAATGGTGTCAATGGTGCTACGGAACAAAGCAAAGATGATGACCTTGCGATCGGTCTCGTCTAGTATCTCCTCCAGTACAGCCAACCGAGGCGCTGAGTCAAACTCAACAACTTCCTTGTCGTCTGTGTAGGCCGCACCACAACTGATCTGCAACAGCTTACTCACACCAGCGGCGGCATTGACTGCCGTGATGGTCTCGCCTGCGGCTAGCACAAGCATGCGTTCTTTGAGCATGTTGTAGTACTTGGCTTGCTGTGGTGTCAGAGCTACCTCACGAGTCATGGTAATGACAGGGGGTAAGTCAAGGCATTGTGCTTTGGTGTAGCGTATCGCTGGCTGTAGAGCCTCGTGTACCTTCTCTTTAGCATCAGCCTTTGGCGCCCACTTGAACAGCGTGATCTTGTTCATCACCTTGTCTCGCCACGCAGTAAAGAACTTAGGCACGCCATCAGGGTTAACTAGCTTAGCCAAGCCATACGCGTCCACTGGCGACTGAGATGCCGGCGTTCCGGTCATCATCCACAGGTATGTGGTTGGCGTAAGGATCGAGTTAAGTGCCTTCCATCTGCGTGTCGTTGGTGTCTTGTATGCGTTGGCTTCGTCCACAATCACAAGGTCAAAGCGGCCATCGTTACGCACCTCATCAGCGATCAGATTAAGACCTTCATAGTTGGTAATGACAATCTCGTAATCTCGCTGAATCATCTCGATGCGCCGACTAGCCTGCGCATGGTGCGCGATAACGGCAGAGCGATGAATGATGCTGTTGTTGATGTCGCCCATCCATGCGCTGTGCATGATGGACAAGGGGCACAGGATCAGAACCCTACGCACCTTCTTAAGCTTCATCAAGTAGTCAGCCGCCCATAGAGCAGATAGCGTCTTGCCAGTGCCGGGTTCAGAGAACACAAAGGCTCTCCTGTACATCGTCAAGAACGCTGACGTCTCTATCTGATGAGCCATAGGCGTGTAACGCCCCGGCCAGTCGTAGCGCCTAATGATCGGCGATGGCACATCCTTAACACCTAGGTTACGCAAAACCCGCGCTTCATCAAGACCCCAGTACACAGCAACGTCGTAGCCTCCGTCTGCACGAAGCATGGCTTTGCTCTTAGGGATGATTGAGTATTTGTGCGGGTTCCTTGTTCGTAAGATAAGTGCTCTGTCTTCTACAATTTCCATTGCTTCTCCGAGGATTATTTATTGTCTGCTCTGTTGGCAGATTTGCTACGCATACGCAGGTTACCTTTGGCTGATGTACCACCTGAGCGCATGGGCTTGATGTGATCCACATCTTTGCCGTCACCCTTGGTGGCTGCCCCCGTCTTCTCCATCATGCGGCGAGCCTTAACGCGCTCTGCTCGCTTCTTGATCTGATCGGGCTTGCCTTGGTAGTTAGCGTACTCTGACGAATAGTTTCTTGTGGCCATGACTGTTCCTAATGCTTAGGGTTGAACTCGCATCCGGTGACCTGACACCATCCGCAAAGTGGGGTTTGATTGGGGTTCCATACCTCGTTCTCGAAGCATGCTTCAAGACGCGCAGTACGCTCACGATACTTCCACCAGAAGGCTTCAGACTGATCGCGTGTCATCTGCATCTTGACCATATCATTTTTCACAATGAACAGCAACGCTGAGTTAACCTTACGTATGTGCGGGAAGTGCTGGAACACCATGAGCGACATCAACACAAGCTGATCCCTGTCGGGGTACTTGTTGTTGCCGGTCTTCCAGTCTCCCACCCATGCCGTAAGGTTCTCATCGTCAACGATCAGAATGTCCGCGATGCCCCGCACCCAAACATCAGGTGCTTTCCAGTTAGTAGGCGTAAGGTCAGCGCGTAGCGCCATCTCGTACTCTGCTAGCTTTCGTCCGGGCTTGGCAAGCATGGCGTCCACCACAGGCTGGAACTGCTCGTACTCAGGCGGTATAGGCTTTTGATCCCTGATGTAGTGTTCAATAGCTTCATGCACCTGATTGCCGTAACGCGTGGCCTCAGTCTCTTGGAAGGGGTACTTCTTCAAGACCTTGACCTCGTGATACCTGCGTTGGCAACCCTCAAAATCTTTGAGGCTGCTGTGTGACCATGCTGGTTTTTTCATTCGAACTTCGCTGTGTTAATGGCTTTGTTAAGCCGTGTTGCAAACGCGGATACAAAACGCTCGTCACGATACAAAGGGCTGTCCATGTCATGCAGGATTGCATGCGTAAGCTCATGCCAGAATGTGTCGCCGACTTCGTGCTTTGTAAACGGTTTGCCTGAGTGGTCGCGTGTACCGATACGAATGTGTTGCGCGTCATAATGCACACGCCCCACATAACTCTTATCGATCATAGCCTCAATGACTTCCACGCTGTACCACCGCCTACCTACTCTTATTTTTGTTGGTAACCTCAATAGTGCTTCTCCTAGTTTTTTGCTAACCCATACCTACGGTGCGCGCCACCGTCAGCGGACAATGGTATGCCTTGCATATAGCTTGGCTCCATAGTCATCTGCGCCAAGACCCAAGTCTTAGCATCTTCCACCTCGGCATCAGGTACAACAGCGATCAATTCGTCGTGCACTGTGCCAGCTATGAAGTATCTTTTGGATACCCGTAGCATTCCGTCAGTCATCACAATACGCGCCAGCGCTTGCGTGACATTGTTTGTTACCTTGCCTGCATACAACTTGGTTGCATCGGCGCCGTAAACCCACTGGTCTCTACCCTTCTCATCCTTCTCTCGTCTCAGAGCGGGGTAGTGCAAGCTCATTCCATTGGGTAATTCTATACGACCCTTGCGAAACGTCAAGCACTTGTATGTGTAGTCTTCGCCATAGTACAAAGCCGACTCAATCTGTCTCTCACACATCTGCCAGAACTCAACTACAGGGTACGCGGTGGCTCGGTACATATCAATGATGCGCTTGGATGCGACAGCGTGCATTGCTAACTCGTAGAGGCTACAAGTATGCGGGATGTCCCGCAGCTTGGCCTCGGTGTCGTGCCAGTTCAAGAACGCAATAGCCTGCTTCTTGCTGACCCCCAACTGCCGTGTGAACTCCGCCTCGTAGCGTACAGGTGGCGCACCCAAGAAACCTGTTGTGAGTTGCGAAGCGAATGAAGCCCAACCCAATCCATAGCCGCACCCAAGTAGAGCTGACTTAGCCGATTGGCGTAGGTCTGGATGAGACTCTTTGGTAAGCCCCGGAATGTTAAACATCTGCGCACCGAACGCGGCGTAGGGGTCACCGCCAGCGCTGAAGATACCGAGCATGTCTGTGTAATCCGATAGCCACGCAAGGACTCGCGGTTCAATCTGCGAGAGATCACCGACGACGAGTTGATGCCCTTCGGGAGCCATTATCGCTTTGCGTAAGAACGATCCTCGCTTGAGGTTCTGCATGTTGATGGCCGAACCCTTGCTTGCTGTCCACCGGCCAGTCTGCGCCCCGTAGTAGGAGAGAGGTACGGGTAATGCACCGCGTTGGCTGATGTCCAAGAACCTTTGTGCTCGTGTTCTCTCAGTGGTTGATTTAACCCGAAGACGCGCTTCACAAAGTAGGGCAACGTCTTCACGTTCACTGTTGAGTAGCGTTTGAAATAGGGCATCGTTCTTAGCGAGGGCAAGTGTTTGCTTCCCAGTTGTCTTGCTTGTCTTGGTTGGCGGAACCACATTGAGTTTCTCAAGTAGTGCAGCAAACTGCGGGTTCGATGCCAGCGCAGTTTCTTCCACGCCGAGCTTTTGTAATAGGGCTTCACGTTTTTCCTTTTCGTCTAGTATGGCGTCCGTCAGCATGTTGGGGTCAAGCTGCAACACAGGGCGTGTGTACATCTTCAGCGTCATGTCTATGAGTCTTAACTCCTTGGATGGATAGGCATCCACCAACCGTTTGAATATTTCCTCGCACAGAAACACATCATGTTTGCAGTACTCAGCGAGGTCTCGCTCGAGCGTGGCGTCCAACTCGTGAACTCCGTTAGTTGAATGAACGGCGGTGCCTTTTTCTGCAAGTCCAAAATCCTTTGCGAGTCGGGCGAGACTGTTACCAACTTCCACGCCACGTAAAGCTCGCGCCATTGATAAGGTGTCGAAGATGAAGGCTGGATGTACAGCGTAGACCCACTCCATAATGGATACATCGAACTGTGCGTTATGCGCAAGCACTGCGGTTCGTCCCCAATCGACACCATTGAAGTACTCACGTAGTCCCTCTGCGCTAACCCATCTAGTTGGCTCATCGCTTCCGTATACATGGACGCAAGCTCCGAACGCTCTAAATTTATCATGGCGTATGTACTCCTCTGTTGTCATCTTGCTGAGTGTGTAACCTTCCTTGGTGTCCCAGTAGGTTTCGAAATCGATGGTTATTATTCTGTCGTATGGCTTGCTCAATTAAAGTTCTCCTTGGGTGGTGCGCCTAGGACGTTGAGAAAGCCGAAAAAATCGTTTGCCGCCAACATAAGTTGCGACGCCTCCATCTCGTCACAGTTTAGGGTAACGACTCCTGCCAGCGCATCTTCAGCGCGTCCAATGATGACAATGCCCTGCGCCTTGCCCTCGCCGTAGCACATCACCAACTTGTGAATCAGTAGCTTGAAGTGGGCTTGCTCTTCGTCAGACATAGCTGTTACCCTGCGGTGCAGTTCTGCCTCAGACATTGAGCCGTCAAAGTCCACGTAACTCATTTTGTTTCTCCTTCAGTAGTAGTTCTAGGTCTGGTATGTTGTGCTCACGGGCAATGAACACAGTACCGCCTGCATTGAGAATCATGTTAAGTTCCCTGTCTTGCAGTGCAGTGGTCTGCCCCTTGCCAGCCTTGCACTCGATGGCGATGAAGTGCCCGTCCATACAGCCAACGATGTCAGGTATCCCTGCACGGCCAAAGCCGTTAGCAGGGGGCATGAAGTGGTACACGCCTAGCTTGTCAAGCAACAGCCGTACCGCCTTCTTTACTTTCCATTCAGGTGTCTCTGCCATGTTGTACCTTAGTCATTGATCTCTCTCTTTCTGTTTATAAAAGCAGCATCAGCAGGATTGTGTATGCGCGCTAGTTCGTTGTCGTAGTACTGCTTGGGCATTGGTGCTTTCTTTTCAAGAAACCCACGCAACCATTCAGCCCCGCCAAGTTGGTTGAATATGATCCACTGCCTGTCAGACATACGGATGTTTCTAAAAGTTATGGGCTCGGGTGGTTTAGGTCTTGGCATTTTTTAAGTTCCTACTTATTACTCCGTTGGCCCAGCATCGTGCGCAGTGCCATTTGGTATCGCTCAGTTGAATCCCGCCCTCTGGTGGCTTCGATTCATTGCACCGAGCGCACTCTTTGTACTTGTGCACATGCTGTACGCCGCCAATAAATAATTGCCGCTTAACAAACCCACTCATGTCTTCATGTCCCTCACATACGTGGCAAAGCTGTGGGCTGTGTCACCAAAAGCAATGCGCATGGCATCGAACTCCAGCGCTACCTCTTCAAGCACAGCGTTGCGCACGAGAGGGTCTGGCCTTATATACATTTCGGGCTTGCCAAAGACGTTGTCGAAGTCTTCTTTGTTGAAAATTGTGTTGCTCATGTGTTCATCTCCAGTTCGTTAATTTGGTCAATTATCCATTGGCAATCTTTGCGCAGGGCTTCAAAACGTGGCGTGTCTTTTTGCTGAATCTTTCCTCCAGCGTTGAACATTTCGTACGTGTCGTTGTAAACATCTTTAAGTTTTACATTGATCTTTATAGACACTTCTGTTTGCAAAGGCCAAAGATGTATCAAAGTCTCAATCGCCTCTTCAAACTCTTGCCCGCATTCGTTTGACGCGTACAGGTAGAAGACAAAGTCGCCTTGTTCGTTAACCTCACCCGAGTGCGGGTGCTCGTCTACTTCAAGTTCTATGGGTTTCATATCAACCTCCAAACATTTGCTTCAAGTGTACATACAACTCGTGCGCCTGATACACAGTCATATCTGACAAAATATCCTGCGGTGTTTTATTACGCACAAGCTTTGTGAGAAATGCGCGTCTGTCTGTTTCAACAGTCCCGCCCATGGAAAAAGCAGCGGAGGCATCCAATGCAGCTTGGCTAGGCTCAGCCTCCAGCTTCTCGCGTAGCAACGCACCGATGCCTGTCACGGCTTTCTTTTCGTACTTGCGCTTGGGTGTGGCGTCTTTATCTTTGTTCATAGCTTTAAGTGTTTTGATCGGGCGGTACTCGTCAATGTCTGCGTAGTGCAGGCCGTTGGTTTCGTGAACCATTTTGTTACGGCGCATCTGCGCAATAAGGCTAGAGACTGAGCCGCCCCCAAACCCTTCGTGCTCAAGGTCTTGAATGATCTCCTTGCGTGTGGAGCCGGGGTTGTTCTTGATGTAGTCGAAGGTCACGCGTGACACATTGTTGGTGACGTTGAAAGTTTTCTTGGCCATGGGAATTCCTTGAGAAGGTGTAGATAAAGAGTTGTTGAT